TTCTTCTTCGTACATAGATAAAATCTTTTGTACTTCTGCAAAGAATTCTTCAAACTCTTGTTGTTCTTCTTCAGTTTGGTTTGCGTATTTATCTTTACGATTCTGTTTATAAAGCGGATAAATTGCTTTACGATATGAACTTGAGCCCATATCGCCTGCAATTATAAGTTTTTTAGTTTTATAAGATTTTTGCAGGCTCTCGACTGTTCTCATATAGTCAGTAGCAAAATCTACTGCCTTTGAGTGTTTATATCGAAATGCAAGATTCAAGGAATCCAAAATCATTAACGATTTAGGGTCAGTGTGGTTTATTTGTTCAAATGTTTTTGTCATGTGAATATTATATCAAAATTGACAAGATGTGTCAAGAGATAAATTTTGGATCCTCGTACTTCACAAAGTCTTCCAGTAAGGAAACATAGACTTCATAACCCAATGCATTTATAAATATATATCTATAATCACAAGTAGGCATAGCTTCAAATGCACAGAATACTTTTGAACGATCATGTTTAAATATAAGCAAAGGAGTTTTATCAACCTGTTTACCTTGTCTTACTGCTTGTGACCACCACTCAAAAAATTGAGGACTTTTACCACTAAGAATAGTACTTGTTAAATGATCTTCTTCGTAGTGTTTTACCTCTACTGAATAAAGATTCTTTTCACCTGGCACGTATAGATCACCCTTTAATTGGTGTCTAGGGTCAAGAGCACCTGATGCAGGCACCCTTTCCCATTTTAGACTTGTTGCTTGACGTAATTGATCACGTATAAGAGTCTCTGCTCTAGCACCTTTAGCTCTAGGGTCAACCATTGTCTATCCTTGATATATTTCGTTGTTTTACTACTTGCAACTTTTCTAGCAAAGGATGTGAGAATCCATGAGATATTAGGAAGGTGTTTAAGTTTTCTTCTTTCAAGAGAACTTCAATTAACTTTTCTTTACCTTCTGCATCTAGATTCTCTACTGTTTCATCTAGAATTAGTAGATTAGTTCTAGAGTTAGATAAAGTTTGCATTAGTTTGCGAATAGCAAGTAATGTAGCTACATTAACACGAGCACGTTCTCCACTAGATAAAGCTAAGATATCTACATCATGACTATTATCTGTAATAACAACATTTAACTTATCTGAGGAAGCGATTTTAAAAGATAATTGAAATCTTCCATCTGCTAACTCAGCTAAATACTCATTGGTAAGAGTTTCCAGATCTTTAACTAGACACTCTATTTTATAAGCTACTAACCCTGTTGTAGAGAAGGCTTTTACTAAAACCTGTAAATTAGATAATTCTGAGGTATGTGTAACTAACTCAGCTGTATATTCTGCTAGCTCAGAACGCATATCTGCCATTTGACTAGNAATAACTGTTACTTTTGAGTTATGCTCATTAACAGTTTTATTNTTATTACGTACTTTGGTAATTGCGTTATTAATTTCATTAATAACTTTTTCTAGTTCAGTAATTTTATTAGATAGTTCGTTCTTATCCAATACTTCACTAGTGAGGTCGTTATCAATTAAAGCGTAATACTTTTCCCACTCAGAAAAGTTTTTCTGGTAAGATTGATAGTTTGCTACTTTGCTATCTAAAGTTTTTATTTGCGCTTTAATATTAACAATATCTTCTTCAAGACCTACCTTATTTACATTGAACTGCTCTACTAAGCTAAACATCGTACTGTTATCCATATCTTGAGAACAGGTAGGGCATTTAATAGTAGGGCCAGAACATTTTTTAGATAATGCAATACCTTCTTTAAGCTGATAATCTTTGTTTGCAAGTTTAGTTTTTAAACCCGCCAATACTGAATCATCTACCTTTTCTGGTACAGGATCATCTACTACTATTTTTGATAAAACTTGTTTGTACGTATTATTTTGAACTATTTTTCTATTAGTAGACTCTATGTTAGTTAGTTCATGTTTTAATAAAGTTGTTTTTGATACTAATTCGCTAGGAGCACTAGGTTCCTCTTCTAGTTCTTTTAAAGTTAGATCTTCTTTTTCATACTTAGTTAACCAAGCCCTAACTGTAGATAGCTTGGCTTGTACAGCATCAACTTGTTTATTAGCATCTGATGCTAATTCTTTAAATCTTTCAGATGCCTTAGTATATATCGATAGATTTAGTAATTCTATTAAGAACTTTTTTCTAGCAGTATCTGTTGCTGTTAAAAACTCTAAACTAGAAACACTACTCTGATAAACAATTTGGCTAAAAGTTTTATGATCAAAGCCGATTATACCTTCTATCTGTTTATATGTATTAGTACTAGTATGACTACTAATATCTTTACCATCTTTATATAACTTTATAGTAGTTGAAGCACTACTTCTATTAGTTTTAATAGTATAATCAGAATTATCTTTATTAAAGTCTAGTTCTATTGAATAAGACTTATCAGAGCTATATCTATTTAATATATCTGCTTTTTTTATTTTTTTGGAGTTTTGGTTGTATAATACTTCTTCTAAGATAAGTGCAATAGAACTTTTACCGTGTCCATTTTTACCAACTATTTGTGTAAGTGGTGCACTATCTAATTTAATTGTATTATCTATACCATATGAAAAAGCATTACCCCATCTAATTTCTTTAAATGTAATCATTCTGTAGTAATCTTATCCAAATTGTTATTTAACACTTGTACTATACTTTCAACAGTATTATCTGGTAGTTGCAAGATGTACAATAAATACTCTTTTAACTCAGCTGCTAAAGTCATACTAGGATCTAAAATTAGTGCAGTGTCTGTTTCTCTTCGCACTATTTTTTTATCTATTAGAGTGTTATCCTCCATGGCGCCCAGCTCACTCATGTCACCTTCAACTTCATATATGGTATGATCGTAGTCAGTACCTGGCATTTGTTCACCTGCCTTGATAGTTTTACGAATAAGTTGTGGTAGCTGTAGTTCTCGCCACTCATGTTCTAAACTATCCGTATCAAGTATAATAACTCCAGTAGCCACATTATGACGATGAAAGCTAGTAGTGACTGGACTTCCAGGATAGAGAATGTTTCTTTGAGAATTTTCATAACTGTGTAAATCCCCTGCTAAAACAACATCGTAGTCGGCAAACAGCTCTAGATCCATTTCAGGTTTTACGTGCGGGGGTATTTCCCCACGAACATGAGTAAAACATATCTTACCAGGATTTATGTGTGGAGATGCTTCAAAATCTTTTAGTTTATTATACGGAATAAAATCCATATCTTCTAAAGAATAAAAATCATCTATTACTGTAACATCTTTGTTTAGTCTCTGTGTACTACGCTTTAAACTAGTAAAGAAAGTAGTATCTTTCTTTAAAGCTTCGTGATTGCCAGCATATATAATGCAAGGAATCGAAATGGAGGATATTAGATCAAAATATATTTCTAACTCATCCATTGTAGGCATACGATCAAATATATCGCCGCCCAATACTAAAAGGTCACATTCTTGTTGAATATCTCTAAGCTGTTTAATAAACAGTTCATAGCGATTTTTAGCCCACTCTACAGGAACATTTTTTTGACCTAATTTAATATGAATATCTGCTGTGAATAAAACTTTCATTATTTATAGTCAAAAAAGCCCCTAAGTTAGTGATACTTAGGGGCTTTATTATTAAGCTGTTAAATCGCTAACTGCTTCAGAGTCTGTAGCAGAATCTTCTTCCGGTACAGCTCCAGTAACAATACGTTCTAGTGTAGCTTTTACTTCTTCTGCAGTTTGACGTGGATATTTCATATCAATACTTTCAGAAGCTGTCGCCGCCTGTTTTTCTTCGTCAGTAAGTGGGCGTTTCTTGCAACGTAATACTGATAAAGTATATTCTACGTTAAATGGCAAGGGTCCGGTCTTAACACGTTTGAATACAACATCCCANCCTGTATCAGTATCNGTAGGATCGCCTAAATCTTCTGCAGCTGAACAAATTTGTTCAAATAATTTCTTTTTCAANTTAAGGATTTTTACTTTCCCATCTTTTAAGTCAATACAGTTAGCACTGTAAGACCAAGAACACTTCTTATCAGAAAAATATTCAGGAACATGATCATGTTCTTTATTGTTAAATTTTTCTGCATCACGATCAAAAGCTAAACACTCAACGGGAATATCCTTTCCGTTAGTACCTTTTAACCAATAAACGTAACGAGGTAAAATTCCCCCAATTAATCGTATTGTATTTTCTCCGTCTTTGTATTCAAAGGCGTCAAAAGATTTTTTAACTGCTTTACCTTTAGTTGCTGTAAATGCTAATGCCATTTTTAATTTTCCTCGTATTTAAAGAGTATTTCTGTTTCTGTTATTATTAATAACGGATTGTTTTTAATTAGATCAATGTTTATATCGGGGAAATAGGATAATTCTAATCCTCGATATTTGTACTGTTTATATAAATTGTAATCACGTCTAGCTGCTAGTTTTAGATATTGAATTTTGAATAGTATATCTGTTGACTTATCTGCAAATAGGGGTGCTGGATTTAATATAAAACAGCTACCAGTTAGAGGNATTTTGCTTGGTTTAAACCTAGAGTACTTTAATGGCAATTTTTTAGAATAATGATATTCTAGCATAGCCATAAATTTACTCGCATCNCCGTTTGACTGTTCTTCAAGTGTTTTTAGGTTAAAGAATAGAGCCATAATTACTGCTGGAACATATATTATATCACTGTTTAAATACATTTGCAAGTGTATTTTTTACAAGCCTAATATAGTCCATCCCTTTCGCAAATAAAATGCTATACGGTCTTTGTTNTGTTTTCTATCGCTTACCCCACTAAACTGCATATCTAGAACTAAGGGCGATAATTTATTTTCATGCTGACGCATTATTCGCCCAATAATTTGTTCTAGTAAACCATCATTGGCGATAGGTACTGCTAAGATTACACAGCTAAGGATATTGACCGATATACCTTCTGCAAAGATTTGTCGGCTTCCAGCAATGCAATTCTTTTTTCCTGATTCAACTTGTTCTTTGAGCAGGACTCTTTCTTCATAGGTTGTTCCACCAGTAATGCACACACACGTTTCACCAATTAGTTCTCCTACTTGTTGTAAAAACTCTACCCTATCTGCAACTATAAGCACTTTATGACCTTTAGCAATCTGAAGATTTGCTGCTGCAGCTATAAATCTTTGATAATCTGTGTCATATAGTAAGTTGTTAATTTTCTTAACCCAAGTGTCTCCAGGAGACAGCGCAATTCCAGTTTTTACTATTTGAACTGTAGGTGTTAATGTGTTTTCTTGAGGTGGTTGATATAGTTTACTACCAAAGAAGTCTCTAAATAGTACTTGCTTGCCATCTTTACGCTGCATAGTACCACTAAGACCTATTTTATATCTAGCATACATACCATCAATAAATGTTGTAAAAGTACTGGCGGGGCAGTGGTGTGCTTCGTCAACTATAACAGTACCAAACTCTTTGCAAATTTTAGGCACTAACTTAGTTAAGGTTTGAATATTGCCTACAACTATAGAGTGATCAATATCAAACTCTCCTGAACCAATTACACCTACAGGCATTTCAAATAGTTTTTCTACTTCTTCTACCCACTGATCTCTAAGCATTGTATTATGGCATACAATCAAAGTCTTTTGACCTAGCTTCCTAGCAATATGTAGGGCAGTGAATGTCTTACCCCAACCTACCATAGCATTAATAAAGCAAGTATCATCTACTTCATTAAATACGTCAAGTTGTGTTCCTCTTAGTGGAAATTTAGGGTCAGGGAAGGGAAGATCACATATAATTCTTTTATCTTGAATTTCATAATTCTCAGGAATTAAATCAATTCTACCAACTGGTATAGACATAATACTATTAGGAAGTACTTTATAGTTTTTTATTATATCGTATTGTACAAAATGGTTTTTAACACCAGGAATATTTCTACGTATTTTATAAGTAAGATTATTAATTAATTTTTTTGCTATCTCAGGCGTAACATCCAAATATATTTTATTTGAAATTATAGCTTTTGCCATTATATCCTTCTCCAAGTTTTTGAGTGTTCCTGACTATAAAAACCATATAAAATTAAAGATTTTCCATAGTTTAAAATGCCTGCATATCTATTAGCACTTTCAGGAGTATATAAGGCTTTAAATCTAGTACTTATATTTTCTACTTCTATTATAGCACCACCAGTTTTAATTGGTATTACTTGTATAACTTTATGAAAAGTTAATTCAGCTTTAGTGCTTTTTATATATTTAAATATTACACCTTTGGAATCTATAAACCAAGTATGTGGTGTAGATAATTTTATTAAATCACCTAAAAAGTAAATTGCTTTACTTATTTTAAATAAATCAATATTTTCTGATTTTAATTTAAGTCTGCGTAAGGATAAAGTATCTTTTTTAATATTTAGATCATCTACTATTTTTAATTTACTAACTTGTTCCTGCTCATCGGAAACATATTGATATAAGTAAAATATTACCCCATCAACAGTTTCCGGTTTATTTAAACCTAGTTTAAATATTGGATAAGCTAGTTCCTTCAATGAGATACTGTTTATCGAATTTTCCAAAGCT